CTGGACGTTTTCGAGCAGATTCTTCATGACTTCTCGCTTCTCATCATTGAGAGGCGCCAGTAATTCTTCCATGGCGTTTGCACGCTCATTGGATTCCCGGATCATGCGAATCTCGCGTTCCTTTGTTTCAACGAGGACTTTCGCCCGTTCGCTGAGTCGGATGGCTTCAGCCAATTTCGCATTTTTATCTGCGATAGTAGCACTGAGCTTACGGATTTCTGCGTTCTCATTGAGATGAGTCGCACCAAATTCCGCAGCGTATGCTTCAAAGATACGACGACCAAAGTTGTTCTCGCGAGCGACCTGGATGTCTTCTTTGAGTTGGCTAAGTTCAGCCCGGAGATGCTTGGCAACACTTTCGCCCAGCTTGGCAGCGCTCTGTTTCACGAATCGTGCTTTGAGTGCTTCTAGCTGGCCGCGTGCCTCACGCACCAGACGGACTTTGGTATCAACCGCGTCCTGTTTGTCTTGTGCGAATTCACGGATCTCTTGCGCAAGGGCTTTCACCACGAACTTCTCGAGCTTGTCGATCGATTCGTTGTGTTGCTTGCGATCTTTGCGCAGTTCGCCAATTTCTTCAGCAAGTTTAGTGACCATAAAGTCGTTGAACTTCGTGGCTGATTCTTTCATCTTGACATTGAATTTGACGCGGTCTTCGGCCAGGGCTTGCTTCTCAGCAGCCACGGCTCCGACTTCTGCACGGAGACCTTCTGTGACCATGCGATCTAGGGCTTCCACCATCACTTGCTTGTCATGCTCATAGCGTTGTGCAAACTCTTCTCTGAGTTCTGCACGCACCACCTCACGGGTCTCGTTCAGCTTGGCTTCCCATTGCTCGGAAATAGCTGTACGAGTTTCCTCATTGATCAGGTCGCTATCTAGTAACGGTTTGATGGCATCTAGCATGCGTTTCTCCTAAATCTTGAGATCCTTGATAAGACGAGTCACCTCATCTCTCAAGTATCTCTGTACCTTGTTGTCCTGTCCAGCTTCCCTGGCCATCTCTAGCACCTGATGACCGTATTTCATGTTCATCAGGCCTTCGTATATGACTTTGGGATATGCGTTGGGCGCACTGGGTTGGGCAACAACATCGACAGTGACGATTTCAAAGTCACTGACATGTCCATTGGCCTCGTTCACGTTTCCGGAACCGCGGCTTGAAACTCCTAGTTTCACACCACTTTCAAGCATGGTGCGCACCAAATTACCCATTGGTGTGGGAAGTATCTTGAGTTTACCAAATCCGTTGGGACCATCCATCCACATCTCTGTGATCATATGGCTCACACGGTCTAGGTTTATCTTGAGGTCATCGGGGTGATCTACTTCTCCGAGCACAGAATGTCCTGTGGTGAGTTGTTCGTTCAGCGTTTTTACAGCACGCTCGATTTCACTCACTGGATACACACGCTCGTTGGCGTTCTTGACTCCACCCTGGATGCAGATACCTTTCATATAAAGGTCCTTACCATCGGCGCCTTCCACTATCATGCGGGCAGCGTCGAAAGTAAGGTGTTCTTTTAGGTAAAGAGCCATACCCTGAACAGAAACCTATCAGTAAGGACTCTTGGTGTTGACACCAGAGGCCTGTGCCAGATGTGGTTTGGTGGCAGGAGTCTGCTTGACGGTGCTCTTCGCAGGTGCGTTTTGCACTTCACCAGTCATGATGTCCTTGGCTGTGGGAGCTGGGCGACCTTTTTCTTCGGCGCCGTGGCTCATCACGGGCTTGCCATCCATACCTTTGGCTCCACTGTTGGCAGCAACAGTAGACTTCTTGTTGATATTACCTTCTTCTGATTTCACAGGAGCAGGTGCGGCTTTGAGATTGATGGCTTCTTCCATGGGCATCTTCATGCCTTCGGTTTCAAACTCTGTGTCCATGTCCATCTCGTCGGCTTCGCCTTCATCACCGGCCTCGCCGTCGACTTCTACGTCCATGTCCATGTCCATCTCTTCTTCGCCGTCTTGCTCACCGCTCATGAGAGCTTCAAATTCAGCCATGAGCTCGTCCAGCTTGTCTTCGAGATCTACCACACGGTCTTCGAGTTCTTCATTTCCGCCCATGTCGTCGTGATCTTCATCATCGCCTTCGGCTTCCATGCTCATGCCTTGTTCTTCTGATTCGATGTCATCGATAAGATCGTCAGCTTGGTCTCCGCCCAGTTCTGTTTCTTCCAGGCTTTCATCCATCTTCTTGTCTTCTTTGTCATCGTGTTCGATGTCTTTGGTGACTTTCCGGCCGGCTTTTTCGGCTTTCTCATCTTCGTCGTGTGTGGAATCTTCGTCGATGATTTCTTCAGTCACTTCTTCTTCGGCCATGAGCTCTTCATAGATTCCACGGCTTTTTTCTACCACGATCTCATGGAAGAGATCGCGAGCTTTTTGCTCTTCGTCGTTGATCACGTATTCGATCAGTTGTTCAAACTTGTTCATTGAGGTTCCTCCAAAGTAATGGCTCTGTGTCATATTTACGAAATGTGACAAAATCTGGGTGTATTACCAGGTAAAAGTGGTAGAAAATGGAGAGGCGTCTGGGATAAGACTCAGATCGCCGGTTGGGCAGGAGGACTGTACTGTTTCTTTATCTGCTTGAGATTTTCTTTGTATTCGTAGGTACGCAGATCATTCATGCGCCGTAGTTTGTTGATCTGGCGCAGAGTGAGCTTGGTCTTGCGCAGTTCTCCCAGGCGAGGTTGGGTGTTGTCGTCTTCGAGGTCTTGGTAGCCCGCAGGATCTTTATGGAAGAATTCAAATAGCAACATAGTGTTTTATTTATTAGATCGTGGGCGTGGGCAAGGGCGCGGCCGCTGCCTGGCCACCTATGGCCGGTGCTCCAGGACCTGCTCCTCCAGGTGCGCCACCCGGTGGTTCCATGCCTGCCGCAAGTTCTTCACCTGTGGTGATGTCAGATTCAAGATCTGCAGGACTCACTCCCACTGAACGCAGATCTTGTCCCGTGGTCGTGTTCAATTCTGGTTCATCGCGCTCTTCGCGCCAGAGTTCTGAATTTTCCTGGATCTCTTCTTCGCTGAGTCCTAGATAACGTTTCATCAGGAATCGCTTGCTCATATAAGGCAGTTGCTCCAGACCCTGGAATGCCGACATGCGTGTGGTGTCTAGCTCGGCCTGGCGATATGAAGCGAAATTCTGTGGTGGCGCAAAATTGATATTGAACAGGCCAGCATCTATGTTGAAACCACGCCAGCGCAGGAACATCTTGAACTCGTCGTCCAGCTTCTGGCAAATCTGCTTCTGCAGGCGCTCGCAGTACTGGTTGAAGCGATATTCCTGGATCAGGGCCGTGCCCACGCGACCGTCATTCATTGGCCGATCCGAATCATCTGGGCCGGTGGGCAGATAAGAACTAGGAACCCGCAGACCGCGGCACATCTTGTTGTTGAAATACTTGAGGTCGTCAATTTCGCCAAGATTTTGTCCACCGTCAAGTGTGGTAACATCGCTGCCACGACCGTCGGCCGTCTGTGGAAAGAAGTAATCTTCGTTGATACTCAGAGGATTGTAAGTGGCGTCCAGCACGTTTTCGCGTCCGCCCGTGGTGCTGGGTATACGTCGTTGATGTATCTCGTTTTTCACCCGCTCAACGAACTGCATGGCCAAGTGTGTTGGCATGTTGCCCACGTCGATGTAGAATACCCTGCGTTCCGGAGCACGCTGCACACGATAGATCAGGATGGCATCTTCCAAGAGTTCTTTCTGCTTGAATACCTTGAAGATCATCTCCAGCACGGATTGTCCAAACGGCCAGTAGTAGTCCAGGCCTTCGCTAAGGCTGAGATGGATCACATGCTTGGCATCGATACAGGTCTCGTTCACAGATCTCTGGAAACGGCTCTGCCCCGAAGAGTTGGGTGCGTTGGGAGCTGTGTAGTTGTAGGGCTGATTGTAGCCACCCGATGGTGGCTGTGTGTTGTAATCATTGGTGGTCTTGGCCGCTATCGAGAGATTCTGGAAGTTGGGATTGATGTCGCGGATCACATACTGTTCCGGACGCTTGCCTTGCGATTCGTTCACGATCACGCGGGCTACTTTGGTCATGTCCACCCAGTACATCTCGAATGTTTCCGGGTCTCTCACGAACACCTGATCACCATACTTCAGCACGTTGCGGAACATCTTGAACATGCGCTGGTCCAGCTTGTTGAGCTTGCACCATTGTTGCAGTTGTTTCTTGATGATCTCCACTTCATGGTCAGTGGGTTTGTCCAGGAATTCGATCTCAAAAGATGTGTTGTTGGTCTGGTTGACCTGTGTGCTGAATTCAGAAATGATATCTAAACAGGCATTGATCTCCGAATCACCATCCATGTTTTCATACTGGTTGTAGCGTTCTAGACGGTTAGGGTGGCCAGTGTAGACTTCGGGCAAGCGGCTGGCGTAGTTGCGGAAGGCGAACTCTGTCTGCGCCTGACCGTCCGTGCCGTATCCGGTTCCGTAGCTGGGCCCTCGAGGTATGTTGCCCGAGATCGGGCTCATCTGTCCTGCTGTGTTGGCCACTCGGAAGTACTTTTTCCAGCCTTTTTTATCTTCTGCCATAGTCGATTATTTACCGCTAGTTCATGCTGTAACGCAGGATTTTGTTGTTGATGTCGTTGTTGGCACGCATGAGACTCACCATTTCATTGAGACTGGAGATCTGTTCGCTCATCATTTCCAGCTGCTGGGCCATTTTGTCAGACACTCCGGTCATCTCTACAGGAATTGATCGACCGCCTGGCAGAGGTACGATGGCTTCGGTGCCATGCAATCTAGCAAAATATCCTGATCTCGGACCAGCGGCTATGCCACCCATGGCATAGCCTGTTTCCCTGTCGTTGGTTTCTTCAGGATCCACAGGCACCATGCGCCCGTTGACTTCACGGGCTACAGGTCCACCAACGCTACTCCTGGCCGTGGGATCTTCGACGTGCGAACCAGTCGAACCACGATATTGAGGTATTTTCAAGTTCCATTTGTTGATCTCTTGTCTCATAAGAGACACCGTGCCAGATCCGAGGTCCGCGGCCAGACCACGAAGGTGATTGCTGTTGGGAGCAGCACCGGGGATTCGTGCATTTTCTTCAGCTGTGCGGAAACCCGACAAGAATGGCATGGGCCTGCCTGTCTTTCTCATATGCTCAACAGCTATGAATGCTAGAGCTTCCTTGAAACCCGGATGCAGTTTGTCAAAGTGTGCTTTACTTCCGGT